GAACCAGATGAAATATTAACAACAAATTATTGGGACTAATTCGTTTTTTAAAATAATTATACACTAATATAATATGTCAATATCGTTATCAAAATTCAATCCAAAAAAAATTGAAGAGAGACGCAAGTCTGGTTCTGGGCCTGCCACGTGCGTTTTTATTGGAAAAAGAGGAACAGGTAAAAGTACATTAGTTGCAGATATATTATATTATCTTAGACGAATCGGTGCAGGAGTGGCAATATCTGCCACCGAAGACGGTAATGCATACTATTCAAGTTTTATACCAGATATATTAATACATTCTGAATATAAACCAGAAATTATTCAACAAGTTATAACTCGTCAAAAAAAGATAATAAATGGAAACACAAAGAATACAGACGGGGACGTTTTTGTGCTCTTAGATGACTGTATGTATGATAAAAGAATGATAAGAGATACTAATATACGAGGTATCTTTATGAATGGTAGACATTGGCGTATAACTTTTATGCTTACTATGCAATATTGTATGGATTTGCCACCAGATTTAAGAGCAAATATAGACTATGTTTTTATACTTAGAGAAAATATAATTCAAAATCAAGAGAAAATTTATAAGAATTTCTTTGGTATTTTTCCACACTTAAGCGTTTTCCAAGATGTACTAAATAGTTGCACAGAAGGTTACGACTGTTTAGTTCTTGATAATACATCAAAAAGTAATAACATACAAGACTGTGTATTCTGGTACAGAGCAAAACCAAATAGAAATTTTAAAATAGGATCAAAAGAGCTTTGGAAGTATTGTCAAAAAAATTACGACGAAAAGAAAGCCAAAACAGTAGAAGAATACGATCAAAAGAAATTGAAGAAAAAGAATACCCCAAGCGTAACTGTTAAAAAATTAAAAAAATAAAATGGGTTGTTCTTCTTTATTTATATACATATTTTTCAGTGTGTAATAATTGTGTCTCATCTTTTTTTTCTTTGGAAACAATGTTCTTTTCTTCATTCTGTTGAAATAAAATAACTTACTAATTTGTTCAAAACTAATAAGTTTAGTTATTTCATAAAACATTTTATTTACATTGCAAAAGTTTACATTATCATGCAAAGTTCTATTTTTGACAATGTTGTATAAGATATCCGGATCGTCCATTTAAATTATAAATTATTTTTTAATTATTAATAGTTCGCATATTAATTCCGTATTAGTTTTATAAGACTCTTCAATTATTTTAATACAATGTTCGTGTTTATTACAAGGTACAGAATTCATAAATAAAATTATATCATCTTTTCTAAATCCGCTTAAATAACACTTATCATTTTTCTTAAGATCCTACACAACTTTTTTCGATTAAGTTAAAACAAATTGGACATTCCATTTATATGTATATAATATTCCCTGTTTTTATTTTCATTGTTTGTTTTATTTTTTTAAATTTTTGTTTATTGAAGTTTTCGCTAATGTATTCTAAAAAGCTATTAAATGATAATGTATCGCGTATGTTTAGTATCTCTTTTTCTAAATTTGTATAAACTCCTTGTTTTCTTAGATTTTTACATAATAGTTTGAAATCATTTACTTCATAATTGTCAGTTGTCATGTCAAAATAAATCAATGAATTTAAGTACATATTAATTATTCCGTCGTTTTGTGTGTAATTATTTAACATATCTTCCTCCATTATTACCGGTATTATTATCTTATTTCTGTAAACAGCGTAGTTCCATTCTTTAAAACAGTTGTCATTTATTTTATTTGATTTAACTGCATTATTTATTTTTAAACAATACGCAGTCGTGAGACAAACTATAAAAACTTTACAATTGTCTATAGCTTGAGTTATAGAATTATCTACATCTCTTCCCATATCATAATGATCAAACCATACTGAATAACCCTGTTCTTTTAATATATTACATAAGGTCATACATCTCGTATGATTATTTCGGTCCTTTTTGTCTTTTTGCCAAGTATGAGATATAAAAATATCTTTATGCATTTTAATTTAAAGTTACTTTATATATAAAAGTAAACTTAAATGCATAAAATTAATAAATTGTTAGAAATTCCTCAATATGAACAAAGGTCTGATATGTGGTTTAAACAACGTGAAAATAAACTTACTAGTTCTGACGCGGGTACTGTTTTAGGTCTTAATCCGTACCAAAAACCACGCGAAGTTCTTTTTAAGAAATGTGGTTTTGATCCAAAGCCTTTTGTTGGAAATGTTGCTACAAGACATGGACAAAAATACGAAGACGAAGCCATAGATAAATACTGCGAACTTACAGGACAAGTAAATTATAATTTCGGCCTTATAGCACACGAAGATGTGTATCATAATAAAGATTATTATTGGATGGCTGGGTCTCCCGATGGAATAGCTATCTCTAAAACAAATAATGAAGCAGATCCGGTTCTTTTAGAAGTAAAGTGTCCATATAGAAGAAAAATTAAGTTTGGTAAGATTCCGGAGTATTATTTACCACAAGTTCAGCTTAATCTTTTTATTTGCGATCTTAGGGTAGCAGATTTTATAGAATATCTCCCACCGGATACAATGAATATAGTAAGAGTATACAGAGATCAAAAGTGGTTGGATAAAAATATACCAATATTACAAGAGTTTTGGAAAGAAGTAGAATACTATAGAAATAATGATATTAAATTACATCCAAAGTTTCCAAAACAAAAAAGAACCCTTGATTTAACATCTGATGAACCAGAAGAAGAAAATATTCTACTTGAGTATGCATTTAGAGAATAAAGATACGTTGATATTTTACAAAAAAAGATATTACTTAAAAGAATAGAATATACTACATTAATAAAATGGGTATCCGCGGACTAAATACCGTTATTAAAAAGTGGGCACCAGATGCCATCCAGACTTGTGACATCTCAAAGTACAGAAATTCAAAAGTTGCTATAGACTGCAGTATTCTTCTTTATAAATTTAAATATGCATCGAGGGTTGAAAACTCTCATCTCATAGGAATCGCAAATAGAATTAAGTTTTATCTTATGAATGGTATACTCCCTATTTTCGTATTTGACGGAACCCCGCCAGAGGCAAAAAGAGTAACACTTGTCAAACGCCAAGCTACAAAGGAAAAAATGTATCTTAGGCTGGAAGAGCTTCGAGCAAAAGAACCAGAAACCGAAGAAGAAAATAAAACTATCCAAGAAGAGATAGAAAAACTATTGTCTCAATTAATTGTAATTAAAAAATCACATGTCGAAGAAAGCAAAGAACTTCTTGAAAAATCTGGGATTCCTTATTGCACAGCCCCAGAGGATGCCGAAAAATATTGTGCATTTTTACAGAAAAATGGTCTTGTAGATTATACGGTAACCGATGATACAGATGCTAGTACATTTGGATGTCCTATAATTCTAAAAACATCCATCAATAAAAATATAACAGAGATAAATACAGATGTAATTTTGCAGCGTTTTGAAATGTCCCATGATTCTTTTGTTGATTTTTGTATTCTTTCCGGTTGCGACTACACCGATCCTATACCACAGATAGGTCCAATTACAGCATTTAATTTAATCAAAAAGCACGGCTCAATCGAAGAAATTCTTAAAGCCTTAAACAAAGAAGCGTCGAATTTTAATTACAACATTTCTAGAAAAATTTTCAAAGAATTTGATTACAAGGTCCCAAATAAATTTGAAAAAATTAATGTAGACAAAAAAATACTAATGGATTTTCTAAATTTGCACAATTTTAAAGAAAATGTTATTTCAAAATTTATTAAAATTTTATTTTAATTTTTTGAATTTAATTTTATTTTTTTTCTTTTGTTTATATTAAAATAAATATGCCTGATATGCTTAGTTTGTTCTTCGGTAAGAAGCGTCGTGCACGCAAGGCCAAGAAGTCACCTGGCCGTCGCCCAAAGCGCGGTCACTACGTTAAGTCGCTACCAAAATCGCGCGCGTTCGTAACTGTCCGCGGTCGCAAGCGCAAGCTCCACCGTGGTACCAACGGTGGTCTCTACTATCGTACCAAGTCTGGTCGTCACTACATCGAGGCGAAGGTTCTCAAGCGCCGTGGTCACCTTCTCTCGCCAAAGAAGCGTCGCGTTCGCCGTGCCGTCAAGAAGCTCCGTCGTCGCAAGCGCCGGAAGCTCAAGATGACCAAGGCTGCTATCGCGGCCCGCCGTGCCTACCGCCTCCGTAAGAAGCGCATGGCCCGTTTCGGCATGTGGTAAATGTAACGTGTAGTGTATAATGTATAATGTATAATGTATACTGTGTTGTAATTAAAATAATAAAGCAATTTAGAATTATTTTATTATTTTAAATATAAATGATTACAATTCCTTTAGTTGAGGGAATCCCCGTTATTGATAAGAACCAGAAGGTATGACTCTTAAAGAGTCTAAAAAGTTCATTTTTAAGGTTTACATTTGTTCTTTTTCAATTATTCTCGTTTCTAACACGCGTTTCAATTTCTAAATTTTACGACTTGAGAACATTTTATATATGAGACTTAGGTTGCGCTTTTCTTGGACTTGGTTTATTTTTTACATTTATACCATTATTTGTTTCTGTGAAAGATACTTTGTTACTTTCCCTATAAATTATATACTTCTGTGGTTATTTACATTAAGCACGGGCTATACGCTTAGCTTAATCTCGGTTTTTATAAACGGAGATACATTACTATTAGAGATCGGTATAACAACGATAGATACATTAGCTATGACTTTTGTAGGCTTATTGTCATTCTGGGAAATGTATGTATCTTTCTTTAATCGGTTTTTAATGATGTTAACGTTAAGTTTTATATCGATTGGATCATAAATATATTTATAATGAGTAATTATTTACATTTATACTCCAAATATTATCATTTTCTGATGATTCTAATTGAAATCTAGATCACTTAGTTTAAGATCTTCATGTTTAATAGCAATTATTTTCTCTATAGATCTAACCGTGCTTGGAATTGTTTTAAAATCGTTAACTCCGATTATTTCAATTGTATCATTGATATTAATGTCTATGATACAACTGTCTTTGTAGTCTTCTAATGATTTAATTAGATGTATATATTTTTGTCCCTCGGGATCTGAATGATGAATTTTTGCAAACAATGTTTCATTCTTAAATATAGTGCTGTATAATTCAATGTCTTCGTTTTTTTCTTTCACTAAGAGACTGAATGTTATCAAGTTAGAAGGTTTCCATTTAAAACAAGAATAATTTACACCTGTTATAATAGGTAAATCATTTGGAATCATAAAAATTTCATCCGTGTCTTTGAAGTCTTCTGCATAAGAATCTATTGATTCTGAATAATCGGTTATAGTAATTGGTGTACTACTAGACTGTATATTATGTTTAAAAGTCTGAGCTTCTGCTACACGGTCTAGATAAGTAATTCTATTGATCTTACTTCCGCAGCAAGAAAATGTATCATAAAGACAGATTTCTTCTAGTTTATAAGAAATATCAAAAATTGTTCCTTGGTAGTATTCGTCTGGGCATGTTATGTTAATTTTATAAATAGTTAAATCTTTAAGAATTACTACAGATGTATTATTTCCATTTTTATCAAAAAACATAAATAAAATAGCTCGTTTTGTGTCCACTGTGTCCTTTTTGTAAAAAATGTATTTAAAATTTCTGAGCTTAAAAATGTATCTTTTTTCTATGTTCACAGAGTTCTGAAGAGGAAAATACATGTCTCCTTTTCCAGTCCAACTGTTATTTAGTAAAAATACAATTTGTTTTTTAAAGTTTTCATCTGTGATCTCTGATTGCATTATTATAATATATAATCACGAGGTCTCTTTAAATATATTTAAAGGTAACGTATTATTCATTAATATCATGTCTTTTACCTCAAAAGAAGAAACTCTTGTAAATTTTCTATTAAATTATTATAAAACTAAAATAAGTCTTTTTAAGGATATAATTTATCAAAATACCCCGTTAAGTCTGAGACTTCTTGATTGGTTAGTAACAAATTACTCTAAAAAGTATAATATAATATATCCACTTGGTAATTCTGGTGAAATTATATATTTTAATATATACCTCGATTACAAAAACCAGTTAAAAGCTTATTCAAAAAAATTTTTTGATCCATTTTGTAGACAAAAACGTCTTGTTATAAATATAGTAACTTTTAAATGGAGAGAATACACAGAAGAAAGCATTTCAGATACAGAAATAGTTACAACTGTTGGTCAGCTTAATTTTTTTAGATGGTTTATAGATAACAAGATACTTGATTATGCATTGTCAAATATTAAATTTATAGACGCAGACATGATAAATACCATGGCTTCTAAAAAGAAAGGTAAACGATCGGTGCTTTCCCCAAGTGCAGTAAAGGGTATATATACTAACAAATGCAGTGTTACGATTAAATTTAAACCTTAGTAATTTAGAGAAATAATTTATTTATAATTATAAAATGGAACATCCATTGAATATTTGGTTAAAATCAACTGGAAAAATGGTAACAGATTCGAGTAAACAAACTATTACTCATTTTATGTTTGATGGAGGGAAACTAGACATATCAGAAGATCACGAAACGTTCCAGATTATGTATAGTAAATATATAAAATATAAAAACTGTATAGTAGAAAGAAAAACTGAATTTTTTAAGTTTTTTGTAGACTTTGATATACTTTCAGAAGAAATAATAAATTTAGAAGAATATGTGATTCTTATACAAAACACATTGAGTAATTTGTATAAAAATAATTCTTTAGTTTGTATAGTAACAGGGGCTGATAAAAATAAAGAAATAACTAAAAATGGAACGGTTTATTTTAAGCAAGGGTTTCATTTACACTGGCCTGACATAATTGTAGACAAGACTACATCATTGGCTATTCGTAAAAATCTTATAGTAAATTTAACTAATGTTTATGGGAAGAATGAAAAACACTGTGACTCTTGGGAAAAAATAATAGACCGCTGCGTTTATGAAAATAATGGTCTTAGGTTAGTTGGTTCAGATAAATGTACGATATCAGACAGTATTAAAAACTACGAAGAGAGAATTTATATACTTAAGGATGTATACATCGGGACCAAAAGAGATGAAGCTTTATTTGATTTTTATAGCAAAGATACATTTCAATTGGTTAAGAATACTAGCATAAGATGTGAATCTAAAAGTATAACAAAGGTACAAGGCCTTGTTGAATATGTAGAAACAGAAGAAAGTACTGAAAGTAATTGTGGAAATCTTATAACTCTTTCTAGAAGTTCACAAGAGTACAAAGCTATTGAAAAATTTTTTAAACTTCACGCAGTTGGTTATCGCGTAGAAGATATCCGTGCTATTTCACAAGTAAAAGACAAATGTATGTATCTAATAAACTCGAAGTCTAAGTATTGTCAAAATAAACAAGACTTTCATAGTAATAATCACATTTATTTTAAACTAAGTCCAAGTGGACTTTGTCAGAAGTGCATGTCAGAAAATCATGGTATTCACGGCCCATGCAGAGAGTTTCAAAGTAGTTGTGTGCCAATTACAACTTCTCTTGAAAGCGCTCTTAAATGGAAAAAACCAAAAACTAAAGAAATCAAAAAACCTCAAGATTTTAGCCTCCCTGGGCTACTAGAAAGACTTGAAAATAATATAACTGGTAAAGATACCTTTATGGGACCTGGAAAAAAGAAGTAAATAGTACCACTGAAAGTCCTATTAAAATAGCAATTACGACTTTTCCACTTAAGTTTGTAACACCCGATTCTACTAAATACGGAAATGAATTACCTAAAAGTTCAGTAAACTGACTTGAGCTAGTAATAAGATAAGCTATAATCACAAGTAAAATAATTCTTACATTCTTCTCTTCTGATATCTTAGCAAAGAGCGAACTATTTACATCCTGATTTGCATTTCCTTTTTGTTTGCCCCCTGATAAGATACTTTTTGGACTTTCAGAGTCAATTTCTTCTGTTATTTCTTCTTGTTTACCATTTAGATCTTTTACAGAACATTCAAACTGTGACATATTTAATAAATAAAATGATTTAATTGTAACTTTTTAAACGAAACAATAATTAGTTTTAAAAATAAAAATAAAATGTATATATAAAAGTAAATAAAATGGGCATAGACAACGTTGCTATTAACACTTTTAATTCAACAGGATCACAGTCTGTGTGTAGAGCCAATGAAGCAGACGAAACAAGACTAATTGAATCAGAGTTTCTTACTAAGTGTACAACTGAATACATTAATGGATCTGGAATGAGTTTTATATCTGGGAGTATTGATTTGACCCAACTCAAAGCTTCTAAACCATATGAAACATTTACACTACCAAGTGATGTAGATGCAATAAGTGAAATAACTCTTCAAATGTCATTCGGTTCATCTGGTCTAGGCGTATCTTCTACATTTATTTTAGATCTTATAAGCAAAGTAGAAATTAAACTAGGCAATTTAGTAGTTCAGACTATTCTACCAGGTGATATTTATGCCAGAAATTTAACAGAATCAGGATATGTAGTAAGTGTAAATACATACCAACCAGCTTCAAGTGGTTTATACGCAGCCGCAGATAATATTGATTTTGCGCTTTCTATCCCGTTCACTGGAAGATCAACTGGTGTAAATAAATCTTTTTTACAAGCAGGTGCTGTAACGAACCATTTAACAATGAAAGTTTATTACAATAGTCTTGACTCGAGTGGGGCTTCACAACTAGCTGTTACAAATCCAGCTAGTGTATCAACTGGGGTATGTGTTTTTAGTCATTCTATGACTTCTACTGAAAAAAATTTTATAGCAAAAAATATAATAAATAGACCAGTTAATACTTCTCAGTCTGTTGCATACAGTTTGTCTTCTGGTATAACTTCATCATCGGGCCCTGTTACAATCGATTTAAGCTCTATTAATATAAACGTATCTCATATATTATTAACTTTAGATAATAGCATATTTAATTCTGCCGGAGTGGCTGCCGGATTACCCGATGGCTCAGGTAGTGGTACAACTTGGACGGCTATTTCCAATGGTGTCGTCCCAGACACTGGCTTAGGTGTTGCAGCAGGTTGGTTAAAGTCGGCTGAATTGATATTGGGAAATGATAGAACAGGAAGTGTTCCAGGATCTTGTCTTACAACTAATAAATTAGAACTTTTCAAATTGACAAGTGTTGTGTCTAAAAATATTTACATATTAAAGTTAGCCGGTTCTGCTTTTAGCACAGCCGGTGTCCCATTTTCGAGACTAAATAACAAAAAGTTAGTAATTACTTATGCAAACGGCTTTACGCTTACTTCTTATACAGATAGTACTACAACAGGTATGTCTAACATAAACGTAACCTGCTGTGGAACACAGATTCAGAGTACAGTTGGTGGTACTATTTCGTTTTCTGCTTAAACAATTTAAATAAATCAAATAAATTCATTTAAATTAAATAATTTTAACTACGTATTAAATTTAAAATTATTTTCTTTTATAAATTGTAAATACAAATGTCTGGAGCTGTAGCTGCTCATGCTGCTTAT